TTATTTACCTCGTAGTTGTTGTTATAGACATTGGATGAGCAGGAAATTCCCCCTCATCATCTGATTTAGTTAAAGAGTTCACACCTCTATCATACATTGATGCCCAAGTTGCTAATCTCTCATCATTCATCAAGAAAGGCTCTGCTTCACCAAGTGCTGCGTAAAGCAGTAAATCAGGTGTATTTGCTAACCAGAGGTTTGATGAAACTGTTGAACTCATATATGGTGGCTTCACATAGTAGAGCATTTGTAATGTATCTGTTGTAGAGCCAAGCGGAGCAAATCTAAATTCACTACCTAATGCGGTATAAAAAGTAGGTAATCCTGATGTTGATGCTCTTGTATTTCTAAAGAAATTACTAGGTGATTGGAAGGTAACAGTTTGTATAGGGTTGCTAGAAGATATATGTATATCTTTCATAGATAAAAAATCTGCTGGTATTTCTACTGTTCCGTCAGTAGATTCAATAGTAGTTGTTGCTATTTGTAACATTTGTCTTATACGCAAATCTCTACTTAATCGATCTTCTGCTAACCTAATAAATTCAGGGATAGTTTCAGTTAGATCATTACGAGCTAAATAACTAGCTATAGTAGTTTGTAATGTTGCATAATCATTAAAAAATGCCATTTATACTTTTCCTGGTTTTGTTCTAAAAAATCTATTGTCTGGGTCATTTAGCCAATTCTTAAACTTTGGCATATCTAATACATGAAACCCTCTCATGATTCCTTGTTGGTTTAATTTATCAATAACAGTTAGTGGAATGGATGCAATTTTATTATCAAAAACATCTCCGCCTCCCCAAGTTGTTGATGCATTATTAAATTCTTTTTTGTTTTGTTCTACAATATCAGAAACATCTTGAGCAACTTCTACAACTGCTCCATTATCTGTTTTGTGTTTTTTAAATTCTCTCATTTTTTTATCCTTAATAATACTGCCCACCGAAGTGGGCAACATTAACAAATACTATATATTAAGTATTTTTGATATCAGCAACGATGCCGTGTGCTTTTTGGTTAGATACTTGCAGAGTGTACTCTGAAAGCATTTGATGTTTTTCACTATCGCCTGTTTTAGCTAACAAGTTAGACTGGAATGGTCTAAGTGTAGCTATAGCTAACATTGATGGATCAAGAACAAACGCTTGATCACCAGTAGTTGCATAGTCAGGAGTTAAAAATCTATCAGGAACTACAGATAATGTTCCAAAGTCTGATAAATAAACATCTGCCGCACCCATAATAGTAGTTTGTTTATTAGTAGGAGCTTGATAACGCTGTGCTGCAATACCAGCAAAGCTAGATACTACTTGTTTCAAGAATGGAGAAACAACTAACATAGTTGGATTACCACCATTTTCAAAGCATGATTTAACTGTTGCTTTTAATGCTCCTTCTGTAAATGCTACAGTAGCTTGAGCTGCTGATGATTTAGTACGAATTGCTGTACCATTACCACCTACAGGACCTGCTGCTGTTGCACCAGTAGCTATTGTAGAATAGTTGGTTAATAACCATGTTTGTAGAGAACCAAGCAATCTAACTGCGTCAGCTCCACCTGTGGTTTGAGCAACATTGCCCATGATTGTTTTTTCCATGTCTCGTTTTAGCTCTTGTCCTGCTTTAGCTAATTGGTAAGCTGTTTCTGTTTTACGACCAGCTTTATCAACTGCATCAAGAGTTCCAGAAATATGTACTGTTTTACCTTGAATCTGTGTTCTGTTACCTACACGAACTGTAGGAGTATCAGAAGCACCTGCTGCATCAAAGCCTTCTTTTAAACCTGTTGCAACTGCAGCAGCGAGATCATCGGTCTGCCATTCGTGGTAAGTTGCTGTTGCCTTAGTTTTTCCAATAGATGAAACTACTGGTGTTTCTGTTGGAGCAATGTTATATATTGTGTTGCTTAAATCTTCACGTTGCCCAATAGCTGTATACGTTCTAAATTCTGCCATTGTTATTTTTCCTTAAATAAAGTTTTCAAAAATAGCTGCTGCGTCTCTAGCTGAGCCAGATTGCTGCAACTTTTGCATTTGTTTTTTTGTTCTGTCAGCTACATTTTGTTTCACTTTAGCTCCACCTTTAAGAGTCCTAGGGGCTTTAGCTACTTTCTTTTTTGCTCTTGCTTTATTAGACATTAGTTTGTCGTATTGAGCAGCTTTATGTAGTACTATGACATGGCGTGAATCATAGACTTGAGATAACTCATCATCTGTGAAACCTACCTTTTTGCCGTAAGTACGAATATCATTTCTGATTTGTTCGCCTTTGGCTTTGTCTGAAAACTCTGGCAAGGATTGTGTCAGTTTATTTGCTTCTTGTTCTACATACCTTTGCATTTCTACCGACCTATCAGATTCTTGCTCTTGAGCAATTCTTCGTTGTTCGGTTTGCACTTTTTGTAGTTGATCTTTCTTCTCGGTCATTTCTGCGACCTTAACTGCATATCCTATTGGGTCGTTCTCTTTCATTACAGATAAATCTTCTTTACTTTCTGTTCCAACATTTAGGAATTCTTGTAAAGACTGTAATCTTTGTGAATACTCATCTCTAACTTGTCTAGCTTCAATGATAGCTTTAGCTTCTTGGTCTATTACCTTACGCTGTTCAGCTACTTCTTGAGTCTTTTTTGTATAATCAGAGCCAAGCTGGTAAGATGTAACAAGCTCATCAAGGGTAACTTCTTTTTCTTCGCCAGCCGCTTTGACTGTGAAAGTTTGTTCTTCCTCAACTACTTCTTCATCCTCAATCTCGGATTCATTTTCAGCTTCTTCTTCAGCTTCTTCAACCTCTTCAGTTTCTTCAGCTTCAAATTCAACCTCTTCTTCTTCTATTTCTGCTTCTTGTGTATCTTCTTCCTGGTCAGTTGGTTGCTCTTTCGAGTCCTCTGGTGCGGATAACATACCTTCAAATGCAGATGTTGCTTCTGATATTGTTAGGTCTGACCCACTTTCCATTGAATCGGAAGTCATGGTTTCTTCACTCATTGTATTTCCTTAATTGCCATCTAGGTGTGGCATACCATACAGGCTAAATGCCTATAATATTGTCCATGATTTATCTTTAATCTTGTCGCTATCGACTACAGATTGAAGTCTAGTCATCATGTTATCTATTGCTTTAATCCTTTGATAAGCCCTTTCTCTTACATCAAGATCTTCTGGATTAGAGTTTTCTATTTCTGCATAACACTCTTTAGTCATGTCTTTTATTTCATCAAGAAATGATTGAGTATTTAATACAGCTTTAATTTCAAATTGTTTTTCCATTACATTCCCGCAATGTTATTTATTTTGTCTAAAGCATCTACAACAACTTTCATTTCTCCTTGTGTAACTTTTGCATCACTTTCTTCTGCTTTTTGCATAAGTTCTAATTCTTTAATAGCCATTTCTTTTTCAAACTCAACTTTTTCTTGTTCGAGTTTAAGCATAGCTTTAGCTGATTCCATTTCTAATTTCATTCGATCTAACTCTAATTTTTGCTGATCTGTTTGCATTTTCATTTGAGCTTTTTCTCTTTCTACTTCTGCTAATATTTTAGTAGCCTCTGTAGTAGGATCAGTTTGCGGTTGTTGTGCTTGTTGTTGAGCTAATTGATCTGACTGTTCTTGAGTCATATCTTTTAAGAATCCTGACTCGTCTTTAAAACCTGCCATGTTTACAAATTTAGCTAATGTATCTCTATATTGCTTAATGCTAACCAAGGGGTTGGATAGGCCGTATTGAGTTAACATTTGTTCTTGTTTATCTAATATCATTTGCATAACACTTAACTGCTCTGATTTGCTACCAGTACCTAATCCAACATTAACTGTAACATTGTATTGAGTACTCCATTCTCTAGGATCCATTGGTACAAATTTATTATTAACTCTTATAATTCTTTCTTTTTGTTGGTATTTACACACTAGATGTAATATACCTTTCATTAGAGATGTAACGCCGGTGTCAGCAAAGATACGAGCTATTAATTCTATTTTGCCACCAGATGCGCTTGACATAGCAGCAACTGCTGTAGCTGTTACATTCTGCAATATGTTAGGGTCTAATCCTTGTGAAGCCTCACTAACACCACTTCGTTTGGCTTGTACTGTATCTAAATACTCAAGCATAGGAAAAGATTGTGCTGCATTAGATTGTACTGGTAAAGGAACTAAAGCATTAGGATTCTTAACTCTAACTACACCGCCTGCTGTAGAAGTTAAAAGATCATCTAAATTAACCTGTCCTTCAACAGCTCCAACTCTATAGTTATTAGTTAAATATAAGTTGTCTAGCATCTGTCTAGTAATAGTAGACTTAATAAGCTGTAGATCAACTGCGCGATCTGCTAATGATTGGCCAAAGAACTTATGAGGTATTGGTAAAGGACATACACTGTGGAATGGAACATAGTCACATTCTTCGTGCATTAATACTTGATTGTCTGCATAACAAACTCTATGTAACTCGGCTATGCCATCCTCATCTAAATCTGTTCTTACATAACATTCATAATACTCAACCAACTCCATTGATTCGTCATTACCGTCACCGCTATTAAATGGTTGTTCTCCATTGCCAAATCTTGCAACTCTTTCTGGGGTAAAGTCTAATGTATCGCCAGTAGCTAATGTTTCTACTACCTTTGGATCATATCCCATTGCTATTAAATCACTACGTGTAACTAAACTTCTTTGTGCTACAAACGTAGCATCTTCAATAGTAGTAGCTCTTTTATCAATTAAGAATTCTTCTGGTGCTACATTTTCTATTTTAACTTTAGAAGAATCTACAGTTCGTTTACACTTAACATTATAGTAAGTGTTAATAATAGGTGGAACTTCCATCATCATTGGCTCACCTACTTCATTCATCATAGGTTGGCCAGTCATTGGATCCATTGATACTTGAGGATCTTGTTCTATTACTTCCTCAACAGAATCTTGTTCTATTATTTCAATTTCTTCATCTTGCATGAGCATAGTCAGCTCATCCTCACTTAGACCCTCATACTTTTCTTTAGTAGTGTCTTTTTTGTCGTCCCAATATGCTTTAACTACTCCAACCTTTTGGCATAAAGCATCCCAAAACCAGCTGTTAAATATTTCAAAACCATTATTATCTTTCTGAAGTATGTGATTAACGTAAGATGTTGCTTGTTCTGCAACCTCTGAGTCACCTTCATTAACTGGTTCAAATATTACTGCATTATTTGACTGCGTAAAGACTTTCATGATCTGAGGTAATGCGCCGTCAATAACCTCTGCAACTTCACCTGTGACAACTTGACTACGACCTTCCACCTCATTTCCATACGGCTCGCGCATATAATACTCAAGTGCTTGTTGTCTTTGCAGTGATGTTTCTGTAGATATAAAACCTAATGAATCATCTATATGTGATTCTATTAAGTTAACAAAAGTCTGGTTGTCTTCTGTTGATACATCCATTTGTTTTTTATCGTATGCCATTAATATTTACTTCCTAAGTTTCGTATTATATCTTCTAAGTTTTTTGCTCTTTGATCTTTTGTTGGGTTTAAATCTCTCGAAGGATTAAAGTTAATGTTAACATCCCTTGCTTTGTCTTTACCAACAAATGCATTGCCGACTCTAGAAGGTAATGAAGATATGCCTTTACCAAGATCAAACCCTTGCTCTGGCATAACAAATGTTTCCTTTGCAACCAATCCTAACTTTTCAATGTTAGACATGCCATCATATCTTGATGTTGTTGATACTGATTTAGGCATAAGTCTTTCTACGTGATCATTGACAAAATCGTATGTTTCATCTACACTATAACTACCATCTTCGTTTAATTTGTATGGAAATCTACCTAAAGTATTCATGATTGAAGCAGATGGAGATATATCAACATCACCTCTATTTTTATTATCTAAAGATTGATAAGTTTGGTAGTCAACGTTGCCACCACCAGAGTTAAAATTATCTATTGCCCCTTGATTAGGGAAATACTTTTGGTATGCTGTATAGCCACCTGATTCTACTGGTTCTTGTTCTGGTACTCTCCATTGATAAGCATCTAACAAGCCTTGTTTAAATCTTCTAGACTCTTCAATAGTATCTTCAACTCTACCTATGTCAGCAGCACTTAAGTTTTCTGCTGTTATTGGACTTTTGTTACCTGATATTGTCTCAATAAGAGTCCTCATTTGTAACGGAATTTTTTTGTATATATCTTCAGCCATTACTTTTAGCTTTTTTAGACAACTCTTTATAGTGTACTAATTTTTGAGATGTTTTAGTATGGGTTTTATTTGTATGCAAACTGCCATTAGGCATTGTATGCATATTGCCTTTCCATTCTTTACCATCTTTAGTGTAGTGTTTTACGCCTTTCATAATTTACTCTTCATTAAGCTTGACCAATATATCTATCTTACCACTGTCTATTACTTTGCTGTCTGTAGTAAAAGATAAATCTACTTCTTCAGCTCTTTGTATTCTTATAAAACCAAGATCAATAATAAAATAATCATACATTTTGTCCTTTATACAATTAGAATAAAATTCGAAGCCAACATGAAATCCACAAAATAAGTGATATGACCACATGGTTACATCCTAAACTTAGCAGCAGCAGATGATAATGATTTGTCATCTTCAGGTAATTCTACCTTCTTTTTACCATATCCAGGAATTTTTTTGTTTTTTGTTTTACCTTTCATTTTTTTACCAATCTCCTCATATTCGTGTGTTGTAAGCAATTGTTTTTTTCCTTATGTTATTGATTGTAAACGTGAAGTACTCCAATAAAGTAAACTAGTATTGCTACTGCGTTTAGTATTATTAGTGCTCTGTCATTCCACCTTATAGATACATAACTCCAACCAAAGCTTGCTAATAACCCCATATATATATTCAATGGGTACATATTAGCGCTTGTAAGAGCCATTGTAACAACCATAACTATAGAACTTAACCACTTTATTAGCCAAACGTGGTCTCTCTTATGTATATCAACCAATGTACTCTCCTTATACTATCCAGTTTTTATTATTATCTAATGGCTTGTCCCAGTTAGATTTATACGTGTTTGATGTCATACCAACAGCAAGGTATCTAAATGCGTCAGCACAATGGCTAGACCAATCATGTAGAGGTGCTGTCATGTATACATTTAACTTATCATTAAACTGTCTTCTATAGTTTCTTAAGCATTCTAAACCATACTTTGTTGTATCTCTATTGAACCAACAATTTGGTATCATTCGTCTGACAGATTGTATGCCATCTTCTATTGATAGTTTTGGTGCAACAACTATAGCTAAACCAGCCTCTTCTAGTACTTCTTTCCTAGACTTGCCAGTACCTAGTTCCCTTACAACTACATCATGTGGCAATATGTGCTCATAATCTTCATAGCCATTATCTTTTATCCATTGTACGTAATGATCTAAGCCTTGTCCATGGTTCTCGTAGTAGTTAACTAACCTTACTTCCATTCCTTGTAGCTGAGCAACCCATATAGATGTAGAATCACCCATACCTAGATCCCATGCTGTTACACCTCTACATAGTGTATCTTCAGCTATATTCATTACATGTCCATCTTTGTTTATGTTGCTTAGCATTTCACCATAGAATGATCCTACGATAGGCGCATCAAAGCTAATCTCGAACTCTTGATTATATTTGTTGTCT